AATATCGACGCATGAATGATCTTATTACCTTAGATGAAATCACGCCAATAACACTGCCAGATGGTGAACAGCTAGACGCAAGACAGTCACTCGCTATTACATTACGCGCAACATCAACTCTAAACATAGACGAGATTGCCAAAGAGTGCGGTTATGCTGGAAGATCAACGTGTTCGCACTTTTTAAGATCGGATAGAGGTAAGGCTGGGGTTCAAGTAGCAATTCGGCAACACTTATTGGATGGAGCCAGAGTAGGCTTACAGACCATGGTGAACCTAGCAACCAGTGCCAGATCGGAGAACGTGAGGCAGCTAGCAGCAGCGGACTTGCTGGATAGAGCAGGATACACTGGCGAGACTACAGCAGTGGCGTCAAGCACAGGTAATAGGGACGTGAACATATCCATTAATTTAAACAGTGCGGACACAGGCATAGTGATTGATGGACAGAAGTTAGATCAGGAAGAAACAGATATACAGGGAGAGAGCTAAAGGGGGTACGGGGGGAAAAAGCGAAGCGATTACCCTGTGACCCGACCAGCCCGTATAAAATGCAGCGTAAGAGTTATTTGTGTTTATTCTGTGGAAAGCCAGCGCCATTTGGGATTGGTTACGGTGGGCGTTCTGAGGACATACCTTTAAACAGGCAGGGTTACATGTGGGTTTGTGCTGAACATCAGAAGGATGCGATAGATCGACGTGATTTGGCCCGATTAGAGGATGATCCGTTTTATCAAAGGAAGTTGAGGTTTTTGGATGAACAAGATGTTGGGTAAGGGCGAGGAAGCTTTACGCGAGGCTGCGGAGTTAATTACGGGGCCGAGGCAAGCGACTTATGGTTCTCCTGACGAGAGTTTTGGCAAGATAGCGAAGTTGTGGACTATGTATAAGGGGACTGAATTTACGCCGTATGACGTAACTTATATGTTGTTTTTGTTGAAGGTTAGTCGGCTGATGAATGGGTATCATGAGGACAGTAATCGTGATGGCATGGGTTATTTGGCTTTAGGTGCGGAAATGGCTGAAGAATGACCTTTTTTTCACACAAACCCCCTGTTGTTCCCCAGCAAAAGATCGCAGTATTTAAGCCGCCGGTTATGTCTGTGCGCGGTGATCGTCAGTTGGTTAGCCGTGTGAAGTATGAGGCGAGTATTGAGGCAAGAAAGCAGGGCGTTAAGACTTCTGCAAAAACGGAAAGAAAGCCTAACGGCTGTTTGTTTAAAGTCAGCGGTGGGTTTTTTGATTTAGATGGCTTTTGGTGTGTTCGGGCATCTGGGCATGAGGTTAAAGTTACGCGTGGAGCGCCGCGAAAAATTATGAGTATGCTTTCTGAAAAACAGAAGGCTGATTTAAACAGAAATCGCCTACGGGCAAGACGAGCGGGAACGCGCTAATGAAAAAGATTTATAATGTATGTGGAGGCGGCGGCGTTCCTTGGATTAACCCACCTACAGGGCCGACTTCTGCGTTTTAGTTTGCAATTTTCAAATTAAAACCACAGGAAGATCACTGCCATGATTGACGTTACTGACAAAAACCTCACGCTTTCTCAGCGAATTGAGGTAGCCAGCGCCTTTAAAGCTGGTTTTGAATTAGACGCAGAAGATGTGCGTTTTATTCACAAATCCCTGACAGAATTAAGAAAAAACGTCGTAATTTCTGTCTCTGCGGAAGAAGTTTACTACAAAAAAAAGCTGCAAAATCTGCAAGAAAAGCACAAAGCAAGGCTGAATGTCCTTCAAGGCGTTATGGCTATGAATGCTGTAGCTGCAATAATGGGAGCAATGACTTGGTTGACGTAAATTACACACCAGACGGGCAGACTATCGTTAAATTTATGTCTGATCCGTCATTTGTGCGCGGATTGCAGGGGCCAATTGGCTCTGGCAAGTCCGTGTGCTGTGTAATTGAGTGTTTGAGGTTAATGTTGGGTCAGGAACGCAGCATTGACCTCAAAACAGGCAAGCAAACTGGCCCTAGAAAGTTTAGATTAGGCGTAATTCGCAATACAACGCCACAATTAGAAACAACCACCATGAAAACGTGGCTGGATTGGCTTCCTGAGAATGATTTTGGGAAGGTAAGGTGGAGAGCGCCGTTTCGCCAGGATATTCGTATTCCAGAAATTGATCTTGAGGCCGAGGTTTGGTTCTTAGCATTAGACCGCGACGAGGACGTTCGTAAATTGCTGTCGTTTGAGTTTACTGCTATATGGTTAAACGAGGCGCGTGAATTGAGTAGAGAGATCGTAACTGCCGCGATTTCGAGGGTAAAGCGTTATCCCCGAATGATTGAAGGGGGTCCAACTCGTTCCTGTGTGATTATGGACACAAACGCGCCTCACGAAGAACATTGGTGGGCTATTATGTCTGGTCAGGCCGAAGCGCCAGATTGGATGACAGAAGATGACCGCCTGACATTAATTAAGCCCGACAATTGGACATTTATGACGCAGCCTCCTGCTGTGCTGGATAAATTCGGGCCTAGCGGTGAACTGGTTGGGTATGAACTAAATCCCGAACGCGAAAACGCTAAATTTACGGATCAAACGTATTATACCGACTTGCTGCATGGGCAAACCCGCGATTGGATTAGAAACATGCTGCAAAACAATATTGGGCGCATATTTGCAGGGCGTCCTGTATATCGGGGCTTTTCTGAGAAAATGCACGTTGCCGACGAGGAATTTGGCGCAACAGAAGGATTGCCAATACATATTGGTGTAGATTTTGGATTAACCCCAGCGGCGTCATTCGGTCAGGATGTAAGGGGGCAAGTGCGGGTTTTTGACGAACTGGTAACTAGAGATACAAACGCCAAACAATTTGCAACCCTTCTTAGCAACCACATCAAAGAGCACTATTACGGATATAATATAGTTTTAACGGGCGATCCGCGTGGCGAAGACCGCGCTACTACAGATAGCGTTACGCCATACCAGATTTTTAAAGCAGCGGGGCTAGATGTGCAGCCAGCTTGGTCAAATGATCCGATTATTCGCGTAGGGGCTGTGGAAACTCAGCTAAACACACTTATAGACGGCAGACCCGCGTATTTTATGTCTCCAAACTGCACATATTTGGTTAATGCCAAGAAAGGCGGGTACTCCTACCTCAAGGATCGTGAGGAAATCGATAAAAAATCAATTTACAGCCACGTCAGCGATGCAGAACAGTATATGTTTCTCAGAATGGGCTACGGCAAAAAGATAATTGGGCGCAATCCACACGCCAAACCGTCGATACAGGCAAATCGCAAGCAAAACCTGTTTAATCGCGGCGGGGCAGTTACCGCTAGACAGCAAAACAGGCAGTCTATTCTTTCCAGAGGCAGATAGGCTTGACTTGAAGCCCTGATAAGCAAAGCGTCCCGATAAATTGGCTAATTTTGAGGGCGCTATGTGTGAACCAATAACAATGATGGCAATAGCAACCGCTGTTAGTGCTGGTGCTACTGTTCATTCAACAAAACAAGCTAAAAAAACAGCTAACCGCCAAGCGGCAGCAGCACAAAAAGCGTCAGCAGAAACTAAAAAAGTAGCGGCAGATGAAGCGGCTAAATCTAGTTCCGCAGCAGTATCAGCAAGAAATGATGAATACGCTTCTCGGCGCGGAGCAATGGCAACAAGCAGTAAATTTAAAGGCGGCGGTGGTTTGTTTTCTAACAGATCATTTTTTGCAACTGGATAACAAAACATGATGGACGCTAAAACAATCGTAGAACGCCGCAATCACGCAAAAACCGAGCGGCAAAGACTAGAGGGTCTATACGACGATGCTTTGCGTCTAACTATGCCAGCCCGTAAGCGTTTCCACATGCTTAATCCTATAGATAAAGCAGAAGACATATTTGATGAAACTGGCGCAAATGCCGTGTCAGAATTTGTATCCAGAATGCAAGCTGGTCTAATGCCGCCGTTTACCGAGTTTGTTAAGCTTGATGCGTCTTCAATGATTGATCCCAGAGATAAAAAGGCTGTGGATCGTGATTTAGACGAAATTAACAAGTTTGTGTTTGAAGAAATCTGGAACTCTAATTTTGCCCAAGAAACCGCCGAAAGCCTACACGATATGGCTATTTCTACAGGCGTTCTTCTGTTTGAAGAAGGAACTGGCGATAGTGCGTTTCACCACCGCGCAATTCCAATAACAGACGTTTATATTGAACGTGGAGCCGATGATATGATTGGCGGCGTGTATCGTTGCCAGAAAGTCAAAGCCCAGCATTTACCTATTCGCTACCCCGACATGAAACGCGAACAGATGATGAAAACCTATTCGGACATTACGGACAGCGCAGATAAAGAACTGGATATTATTGAATACACTTACCGCGACTATAATGCTGATGAAGAATGCCATTACAGCGTAGTTGTGTGCGAAAATCACAGTGAAATCCTGCAAATGCGTAAAACTAAAGGTGCAGGGTCTAATCCTTTCATAGCATTTCGCTGGTCTACGGCAGCGGGAGAAACTTGGGGGCGCGGCCCTTTGCTTAACGCTATGGGCGCAATCAGAACCACTAACCTAATGGTGGAAATGATTTTGGAAAACGCGGCAATGTCGATTGTTGGAATGTACCAAACAGACAACGAAGGCACTGTAAACGCTGACAATATTTCTCTTTTGCCAGGGACTATTGTTACCAAAGAAATTGGAAGCCGTGGGCTTGAGCCAATTACAGGAAGTACAGGCAATTTTAACATGCAGGACGTAGTGTTGGGCGATCAGCGTCTAAACATTAAACGTGCCATGTATAATGATATGCTGTCCGATCCCAACAAAACGCCAGCCACAGCTTATGAAGTATCAGAGCGTATGGCTGATTTAGCGCACCGCACCTCTGCGGGTTTTGCGCGGGTGTTTTATGAATTTATCCAGCCTTACATGCGTCGAGCCTTGTATATCTTAGAAAAACGCGGCGACATTCAGTTACCTGTCGTAAATGGTCGCGCTATTCAAATCAGGGCTATTTCTCCGCTGGCGCAAGCTCAACATGGGCAGGACGTACAAAAGCTAATGCAGGACTTTCAAATCCGCGCTCAAATGTTTGGGCCGCAAGCTGCAACTCAAATGTATAATTTAGAAGAATTGCATACTTGGATGCAGGAACGCATGGGCTTGGAAACCAAGCTTTATAAGTCTGCGCCAGAAATAATGCAGTCTATGCAAGCGCAAGCCGAAATGATGCAGCAAGCGCAAATGGAACAAGCGCAAGCAGCAGCGCCACAGCAACAAGGGATGATGCAATGAAAAAAAAGCCGACTAAAAAAGGCGGTAAAGGCGGCGGGACAGGTTATTGAATAACCACGCTGTTAAACGAAAAATTGAGGAAGTTCGGTCACTGGCTGAAAACTCTATCGACGGTTACGGGCGTCCTCAAAAAGCGGAAGAACAAATAAACATACTCTGCCGAAATGTACTGAATACCGACGATGGCGATGCTCTTATGGATTACATTAAATCTATAACTATCAATGCTGTTATGCACCCGTCCTGCACAGATGCNGAATTNNGNNNGCAAGAAGGCATGAGGCGTNTAGCTGGTATTCTTGATTACAGACGTAAAACNAAACCNAAGGGNAAATAAATGACTGAAGAAGCTGCCACTACATCAGAAGAAACATCACAAGATACTGGGTCGATGTTCCAGCCCGATACGGAANCACCCGCNTCGGAAGCAGAAGNNCGTCCAGATTGGNTATTGGAGAANTTNAATTCGCCCGAAGATCAAGCCAAAGCGTATAACGAATTATACGGGGCATATTCAAAGAAAACGGATGATTTGCGTGAAGAAGTCAAAGCGGAAGCTGCGGCAGATTACGCAAAATCTTTGGGCGTACCAGAAAGCGTTGATGACTATGCCTACCCCGAGGGATTTCAAGCGCCAGCGGAAGAAGTAGATCAAACTCTACGAGAATGGGCTAAAACTAACAATGTTGGAGAAGATGCTTTTAAAAGCCTGATTTCTGACGTTTATGCAAAAACACAAACCAGCTTTGACGCAGAAGTTGAAAAACTGGGCAAAAACGCAGAAAGCAGAATTGAAAAAGTCAACAAATGGGTATCTGCCAATGTTGATGAAAAGCACTTTGAAAAAGTGTCTAATATTATGACGGACGCAAGCGGCGTCGAGTTTTTTGAATATATAATGAATAAAAACGCAGATCGTGGATTTGCGCCTGACGATATTCAAACAAGCCAGCAAAACAAGCCTTTAAGCCGCGATAGCATTAGGGAAATGCAAGCTGATCCCAGATTTGGCGAAAACGCTGAATATACGGCTATGGTGCGCCGTAATTGGGAAATGTACTCTAAGCAGCAAGGACTTTGATTGTAAGAGAAATGCGCCCAGAAGATGTAGGCGCTTGTACTGTTCTTGGAATGCAATTGCACCAAGAAGGGTATTTTAGTGACTTAGACTTTGACGAAAACAAAATGTTTGCTGTTTGGCAGCAAATTGAGCAGGACAATTTTTGCGGTTTTGTTGCAGTAGATAAAAACGGCGACATTGCTGGCCTTTTTGTCGGCTTGGTTTGTGAGCATTGGTTTGGCAAGGATTTGCTGGCGTCTGATTTAACATTGTACGTTACGCCTTTTTATAGAGGGACTAGCGCAGCAATGAGATTGCTAAAAGCCTATGAAAAATGGGCAAAAGCAAAAGGCGCTAAAGTTATTAGCCTAGGCGTGTCCACTGGAATTACGGCAGAAAGAACAGGAAAATTTTACGAACGTATGGGTTTTAATGACGTAGGAAAGTTTTATCGGCGTAGAAGTTGACTTTGAAATACTTTTAGCGCAGCGGTTTTTTTGTCGGCCCCGAAGATCGCAAACGGCTCCGCAAGGAATACCCGCGATGTTGATTAGAGGAACACCCGCTTTGTTCCTGTAATTTAACTGAGGCTAAAAAAATGTCTTCTACAATTTCCAATGCGTTTATTGAAGAATATAACGCGGACGTACACCTACTGTATCGCCAGTATGGTTCTCGCCTAGCTAACACTACCCGCAAAGGTACTGTGCAAGGCTCGACTGTGCATTTCCAAAAATTTGGGACACTGGCAGCGCAAGCTAAAACTCGGAACGCTGAACACAGCTTTCTTGATCCAGCGCACAGCAAAGTATCTGCAACTATGGCAGATTATTACGTGCCAACGTTGATCGATGATTTGGATATGCTCAAAGAGAACATTGATGAAAAGGGCGCACATGCCCGTGCTCACGCTGCTGCTCTTGGCAAAAAGACAGACGAAGTTCTGATTACAGCAATGACTG